GAGCTAGTTCCAATGTTTGTCAGACTACCACTTGTTGCACTTGTAAAGTTAATATAACGAGTTGCGTTAGTCGTAGTGTCATCAGTAATCGTAGTCGCAGATGATGTATTAGCCCATGTAGGAACACCACCAGATACTGTTAAAACCTGTCCAGTTGAGCCAATTGCTAACTTAGATAGCGTATTAGATGCAGATGCGTAAAGAGTGTCACCAGTCGTATAACTAGTCTGCCCTGTTCCACCATAAATTGCACCAATTGACACACCATTCCATGTTGCGTTGGTAATCGACCCTGCGTAACTAAGTGTGTTGGTTGACCAAGATACGTTTGAGGGTGCTTGGAAATGCGTATCCCAAGAACCTGCTGCATTACTATTGGCAACAAGAATAATTTCACCAAAAGCACCTGATTGAACAGTCAAAACAGTTGTGCTTGAATTATTTTTAACAACAATCGTTCCTGAAGACTGATTGTTATTAAAAGTAAACATTGCTCCTAATGGCAAAGTTGTGGCATCAGGCAATTGGAAAGTCTGACCACCAGAACCAGTTAGATAATAATTAGGTGTTGATGCAGCAGTCATCACAGTTGTAGTGCCAGCAGCAGCTACACTTGTGAATCCTTCATAAAAGTCGTTAGCAGAAATGTTTACATTAGCATCTCTTAAAACAACGCTATTCGCTCCAGAGCTAGAAGTCACACCTGTGCCACCATTCGCTACATTTAACGTGCCTGAGAGGGTTACAGCACCTGTAGTGGATACGTTAGGTGTGAATCCAGTTGTACCTGCGCTAAATGAGCTAACATAAGACAAACTAGACCAAGTTGGTACACCACCACTCAAGGTCAAAAACTGACCATTTGATCCTGCTGCCAAGAAAGTCGTTGTTCCTGAACCTGTTTGGTAAGGTAAAGAACCATTTGCACCACCAGCAATGTTAGTTGAACTTGCTGCCAAAGTTGCAGTTGAGGCATTTCCTGTCAATGCACCTACAAAAGTGGTTGCAGTTACAGTCCCACTAGAGGGGTTATAGGTTAATTTTGATGAGCTAACGTATTCTTGGGTAATGACACCAGTATTTACGTCTGTAAAGGTCAAATAACGAGTTGCATTGGTGCTTGTATCGTTAACAACAGACAAATTAGCACCAGATGTGCTCCAAGATGTGTTTGTACCATCTGTAGTTAGGTATTTACCTGCGTGAGTTGCTTGGCTAGGTAAAAGGTTGTTGATCGCACCAGTAGCAGTTGTAGCTCCTGTGCCTCCATTAGTGACTGCAAGAGTGCCTCCAAGGGTAATTGTGCCACTTGAGACAATTGGGCCTCCAGTTGTGGTCAAACCAGTCGTACCACCTGAAACATCAACGCTTGACACACCACCAGCAGCACTCGTAAATGGCAGACCAGCAGGGCCAATGAACGTGATAAAGGCTAAAGTTGTAGGATCATACAATGCCTGAACAGGCAATATGTTAGTGGTTACTGTAGTTGCTGCATTGTTGCTCATGGTCTACCCTAAAAAAAAGGGGGGAATTTCACCCCCCATAATCAACTTTGGTCACCTACTGGTGTCACATACAAGATGCCAGCAGTACCTGAATTACTGATAGCAGTCATGTAAAAGGGAGTAGTAGGTGTAGCTAAAATCAATGGTGAACTCATTCCAGCAGGTAGAACGAAATCACCAAGTGTTGAACCATCTACAGGAAACACAGCAGCAGGGCAAGGTGAGAAGCTAGAAAACTTCACAGCAATGGGGCTTGCTCCTGTGTTCAAGAAAGATGCGTAGTTGATCTGGTCATTCGTTGTGTCATCAATCAAAGTCGAGGCATGGCTCGTGCTTGTGACTGAAAACGCAGTCGTTTGACCAGCATTACGTTGGACTGTTGAACCTGCCATGATTAAACTGCATTAGTAGGAAGGATTGTGCCTTCCAAACGATCTACACCCAATGTATACACACCAGATGCAGGAGTTGCAGAAGAACCTGTGCTATTTGTAAATTGAATTGACAAAACGTTAGCAGCAGATACCCAAGCATTAGCAATACCAACACCAGTTGTCTGAGCACCTTGCAAGCAAATATTTACAAAGTCGTTAGGCAAAAGACCTTGAATAGTAAATGTTTGAGTTGCCTGTGAACCAGAGACTGCTGCAGGTGTCAATGTTGGGTAAACAAGGAAGGAATTGAGGATGTTTCCTCTGAGGATCGTAGTTTGTAATGACATAAAAACTCCTTTTGGATGATTGTATCTGAAAAGCGAAAAAAGCCATCCCTTTTGAGGATGGCCTTCTTCTTATTTACTCACAAATTAAGGTAAAAATGTGAGGTCGTAGCCATAAACAAATACGTCACAAGTAGCTGCAATCGTAGTTCCAACATTTACATATAAATTGCTGAAGCTAGATATAGCTGTGTTCGGATTTGTTGCAGCAGTAATGGTCACATAAGGGCCACCTGTGTTGCTTGTCAAAGCAGCAGTAGTCAATACTGTTGTTCCAGTTGCTCCTGTGTTTGTGTAAACACCAACAGTAGCAGTAGCAATTGTGGTTGTAGCACCACTAGAGTTAAGGCCATTGGTAATGATTACGCTAACAGGTACGAATTTGCTCACATCGACAAGAGCCATTGCTGTGTCACCAGCGTAGGCCAAGTTAACTGATTGAGCAGAAGCAATCAAACGCAAGGCTTGGTTTGTAGCCAAGTTTTGGGGATGATTGCTGACTGTGGTTGCTGGTCCGGGATTACTCATGTTGAATTACTCCTTAAATTGTTAATTAGGCTGCGATACGGCAAGCCAACTCAGGGTACAGAGGTGCCCATCCATACAACACATCCAAGCGAGTTGGAATGCTATCGTTGTTAATGGTGTACTGCCTGACCACACGCATTGAAAGACCAATCTCTTTATCAGAGGCACGACCAGCAAAGTGGACACCTTCAGGCAATTCGAGATCCGCCACCGCCAAGGTGAACGCATTTCTGTGCATCAAAATGTTCTGTGGTGAGTATGTACCATTACCAGACACTCCAATTGAGAAAGGAGTAACTGCAACACCACTTGTGGGAGATGCTGTAACGTTTTGGAACTGACCACCATAGATCAATGCAGGGCTAACTGTTACTGATGTATTGCCATTAGACAAAGTGACAGCAGATGTAACAACAAAGTTTCTCAACTTGTTATTGCCATAGGCTTGACGGTTTTGTGGGTTAACAGCATATACACCTGCAAAAGTAATCACATCACCTTGATTCAATGCACCAGCAGCAGTAGCTGTGATGTTGATCGTAGATGTTTGTGCCCATCCTGATGCAAGACCTTGGTTTGAGCCATTAACAGTAATAGAACCAGCAGTTCCACCTGTCCAAGCACCAAACTGTTGGGACACGACGTTTTGGTCCATTTTCCAATTACAGCCCGCGCTGTCGCGACCCATGAGGCCTTTGCGATACTGCTCGCCAATAGCTTCTTGGGGCACAAAGAGGCCTTTCAAGCTATCAACAATAGTTGCAGAGGTGAATGGCTCGATAGTGACTGATCTACGACCATCACGAGGAGCACCTTCAGCATCAAGGTAAGCACCAGCAGTCAAATATGTAATCAGACCTGTTGGAGGCGTTCCAGCAGTACCAACAATATTTGCTGTGTTGTTCTTAGCCATAACCAATCCATCTCTGTCAATCTTATTCGCAATTGCAGCACATTCTGTTACTTCGGCTTTCGCTTACTGACCATTTCTGGCGGGGTTGATTCTTCGATCTACCCTCTCTGACTTCATTTAGGTTATATCAGAGTTCAGACTATCGCATCACCCTTAGGTGTCTCCCCACTTAGTCGTTCAGGCTGCACAGATTTCTCTTGCTTGCCCCTTGTTAGCCTCCTCAGGCCGTCCAAGTCAATCAGGGGTGATTTTCTACGTTCTTAGTGAACGTAGCCGCTACTGTTAACGGCAGGCTTCAACACACGATCAGAGAACATATCCAAGCTCAATGCAAGGTCAGCTGTGGTAAATTGGGTGTCCACATGGAATTGCGTTGAGAGGGTTACGGGTACTGAAGTTTCGTTAAAGTCTTCGACATTGAGGGCCGGACCGGTCGTACCAATAAAGCGTCCGGGTCTGCGTACATTGACTGTGTTACCAATCTTTGCACCAACAACAGCGAACTGGTCATCATAGTTACGATCCACTTCTGACGTGAAGGTCAACTCATTTTCCAAAACCATTAGCGCTTCGTTAGTGATTTTGGATATCGTTAAGAGATTATTACTCATTTGATTTCCTTAAAAAAAGTTAAAAAGTTTTTACCTAATCTTTCCTGCTTTTCTCATCTCTCGCCATTGTGCTGGAGTACCAGTAAACTCACCATTAGAGTCTATTGGAGTATCCACAGCAGCACTAGATGATCTAAGTGGACTGATAGGCTTGGGTGCGTTTGATCTAACAACAGGTTTCACCTCAGTCTTTGGTGCTGGTTGCTCAAATCGAGCTTCCAACTTACCAATCTCTCTTAGAGCACCAAGAGCAGTCATCTTAGAAAGTTTTTCAGCAACGTCTGGATTTTCTGCTAAGTGGTATAGGATTTTTGGTCCTACTTCACTATCGAAAATCGCATCCCTAACTTGGTCTGACACCACCACATCTGAAGATGCAATCATGTCATCGTAGTCAGGTAACTCTGCCTTCACTTGCGCTTGCCTCTGATTCCATGCCTCGAATGTCTTAGCACGTTCTGCTTCAGTTCTACGCAATTCTTCCTGTTTGTCTCTCTCTCGTAACGCTTTTTCAGTTGAGTATTCAGCTAATGCTTTTGCGTACTCAAACGCATCTGCAAACTGATCTGGCTTAGGCTCTGAAGTTTGCTCAACTGGTTTAGGGTTGACCTTGGCTTCTAGCTCCTTTAGCTTTGCCTCTAGCTCACTAGCCCTCGTACGCTCTCGTTCAGCTTCCTGACGAGCCATTTCACGTTGTCTAGTAATCTCTGTAAAACGCTTCTCTAGTCGATTTGGCTTTGGGTCTTCTGCTGGCTTTGCATCATCTTGCGCCTCTGGCTCACTCTTAACCTCAACCACCTCTGTTTGCACAGGCTCAGTTTCAGTAGCTAAACCTAATTTATTAGCGTAAAAATCTGCTGAGTTTTCACTCGTCAGGACTTGTCCTGCTTCTTTGTCTGACATGGTTTTATCCAAGGATTTGCCCAGTTAACCTAACTGGTAAGGTTTTTGGTCAATATAGACCGAAATCATTACTGTGTCAATTACTGTATAGATTGCACACTCTGGTTAGCATATTGGAACTGCTCAGCATTTCTAGCTGCAATTTCACGCTCCAACCTTGCTGTATCCATGTGATGCAACAATAACTCCATGATTGACTCAATCTCTGTCTTGTTCTGAGTTGTAACAGCTCTCATGTTAACGTCATGCACTTTAGCCTCAAGCATGGATTCAGTATTGTGGGCTTTGGCAGTTTGACGCATCAATTCACGCTTTGTTTCTGCCTCTTGCTTAACAGCTTCAATGTCTGAACGCTGCTTAATAGTCATCTGCAACTGCTGAACTTGTTGCTGCATTGCCTGTAGCTGTTGCTGAGACATGGCTAACTGCATCTGAACTTGTGGAGGAATCTTAGATTTCTCGTCAATCTTCGACATGGGGTTAGCTGCTGCCAATCTGTCTGCAATGGTCTGAGCACCATGAAAATCCATGTTTCTAAAGAACAAGTCACCAGCAATCTGCATCAGGCTTGGGTCTGCTGCAAGCAAGGGCATCATGCTTTCGATGGCTTCTTGACGCTTGGAGTTATATCCGGGACCTGTGTCCATCACAATGTCGTACTCACCAATGGTTGTGTCATTCAGCACCCTGTAAACACCTTCTTCATCTACCCCATAAGTGTTAATTTCAACCAAATCAGGCTTCCCATCTTCTCCAATAATCCTCATAGTGCGTTGAGCATCATAGATTTTGGGTATTAAATCCAAGCAAATCTTACCAATCTGACGTTGTGAACGAGTCAAATTGTCGTAAAAGTGGAAATTGCTGATGTCAACCTGTTGTTGCTGACCATTTAAGGCTTTACCAGAGATATTGCCTGTGGGTAATTGGTTAGGGTCAACAATGCCAATAACTGCTTGCATATCTTGTGATACTTGGGCAGATGCAGTCATAATTCCTGCAGGAGGAGCTTCTGGCTGTATGCGAGTAGGCACAGGTGCTGGCATACCCTCAATGTCTTTTTGCTTGTAACGCAGAACTGCAGCACTCTTGATGTTAGCTTGTGCCCATTCAGTCTCATGGCCCTCGTCTTGGCCTTCAGCAATCAACCATTTAGGCTTGGGTGCTAGGGCAATAGATTCAGTTAAGCTAGTCTGCCAAAAGTTGTACATCCTTTGTGGGTCTTTGGCTTGCCTAACCATGCCAAATTTCTTACGCTTGTTCTCAACAATCAATTGCTGACCATAAACAGGCACTATGGGAATGTATTTACCTGCCCAAACACCTTCTTCAAGCACCTGCATACCTGTGACTTTTGCCCATCTGATCTCTTTTTTGATGGTGTCACGTTGGTCAATAATGTCTTCTGCATTGCCTTTGAAGTCCTCTTTATAGACTTTTGTGCCATCAGCAAGCATCAATAGCTTGGTTTTCTTTTGTACTGTATAGAAGTATTCAGCAATGCGAATATCTTCCTTGGTCACCCATTCTGCATTAGTGTCACCAGTTCCTCTAAGGTTAAACTGAGCACCATCGTCAGCATCAGGGTACATTTTTCTGAATGTTTCCTTGCTTAACACCTCAGAAACCAGCACCCTTTCAGCATCTGAGCCATCAGGAGCTACTGAATTAGGGTCAAAATAGACTGTAAATGGGTTAATGATGGGCTTGATGAATATTTCTTGGTCAAAGCTATCAGGGCTTACATAATCGTGAGTAACCCTAATAAAGCCCCATCCCATCCTGACTTGAAAGTCTACTGCTGTGTCATAGGCTTGGTCAGCATCTGAGTTAACTTCAATGTGCCTAATCATGCCTTGCACAATGTCAGCCATCTTAATGTCTTGATTATTGTTTACAGCATGGACTTTGATTCTTGGTCTTTGCTGCCTGATGTTGTTCACGACTTGGCGAACGTAAGCATCTATCTTATTGATGGTCAGACAAGGCCTAGATTCAAGCGTACGACTGTTTTGAATCTCAACAGGCCATTGGTCACCAGCACTAAATCTAAGGTCTTCTAAGGCTTCCTGACGATTCATCATGTCTGCTGTAGTACACAGATGCAAGAACTCCTGTGCTTCTTCGATTAGACCATTTGATTCAAGATCGTCCATTTTTAGCCCATCCAATTGACTGAGGGTTGATATACTGCCTTCTTAACTACCTTTTTAGGCTCATTGACCATTAAGCCAATGTACCTAAAGGCATCAGCACCATGACTGTATTGGTCATGCAATGGAGTCTTGCTAAATGCTTTGGTATCAGGATCGACCTCATATCTGTAATGCCTCAAGGCTTGTAGCCCTTCTTCACAGTTTGTGCGATCAAAATAGCAATTAGGAAAGATTGTCCTTGCAGCGTTAATAGAGTCAACAATTGGCACTCTTTCCAATATTCTAGTCTTAAATCCTAAAGAACGCACTATTTCTTCGATGCTCTTGCCATTTGATGCTAACGTCCTGTTTTGGGCATCGTGTGGCAACCACAATGTATCTATCATGTAGCCAAAGGTCTGCAACTTAGCCATGATCGCTGAAATCGTTTCTTGGCTTGTTTCATGGTATCTGATTAGCCTAGTCTCCATGCCAATGAACTGGACAAACCATATTGCAGTTGCATCTGACCAACCAAGGTCAAAGACTGCATGAACTGGCTTAACAGGGTCATAGTTAACCTTGGCAATCCTGCCTTGCAATTCAGCCATTTGCAGCTCTTTAGCAAAAATAGCACCATCTACAGTTTGCCTACAAACACCTTCCCAAACTGTTGCATAGGCCTCTGGATCACGAGCTTTAAGGGCATCCTTCTCTAACCTTAACGTTTCAGGAAACCAAGGATTGTCTGACCAGTTAATCTTAACGACTTGGGCATCATTTGGGCTATGGATGATGAAACGTTGGTAAGTATTGTCTGACTCTAACTCTGGGTTAAAACTTACCCAAATTTCAGATTGTTCTTTCCTGATCGTTGGAATCAACACATCCCATGACCTAGCAGACACGCTTTGGCCTTCCTCAACCCAACAAATGTCCACACCCTCATAAGACTTAACGTTAGCTACGTTGTTCTTTAGGCCAACAAAATTGAATTCTGAACCATTCTTACCCCTAATCGTTCTGTCAGTAATCTCATAGAACTCAGTTAGCTCCATAGACGCAATCTGGTCACTCAGGAGCTTGTGTACTGAATCCTTGATTGAGGTTTGAAATTCACGAGCACACAATATGCGTAATGGCTTGATAGCACCCTGAATCAACAAGGCTCGTGCTACCCCCCAAGACTTCGCACCACCTCGACCACCCCAGAGCACTTTATACCTTGATGGCTTAAACAGGCATTCCAGCTTCTCAGGAAACTCTACCTTGTTAATGGCTTCTTGCAAATTCACAGTTGGTGCTCCCATAAAGCAGGGTTGGACAGGACAACACTTCTATGAAACCCATCCAAGGTGCTAATCCTTTTCACCAACTTCGTTAGGCTTGACAAACGTCACCTGAATACTTGG